ATTGGGACTGATTCTCAAAGAGTTGGTTCTAGTATTAATTATGTAACAGCTATTGCATATCGTTACCCAATGAGAGGGGTTCATTATATTTATTGTAAAGAAACATTTTCCCCAATTAAAGATGATTGGATTAGATTATGGATGGAGACCGAAATGACAATGCAAATAGCAGAAAAACTTTCTAATAATCTTCCAGGTATTCGTTTTGAAATTGATATGGATTATAATGATGATGAATATTATATGAGTAATAAATTGGTATCAGCTGCTAGGGGTTGGGCACAATCTTTCGGTTATAAAGTTAATATAAAGCCTAATAAACAAATAGCAACACGAGCCGCAGACTATCATTGCAGATGAATTATTGGACATATACAACAACTTATAACAATTTAAAAGTTAACTATATTTATACACATGGAACATCGACTAATAAAGGCTCTGAAAAAACAGGCAGAAGCAGACAGAGAAGAAGCATTACTTACTTTAGAAACCCTACTACATTCACCGGCTGGTATTGGTGAACACACATCAGGACATTTTTTAGAGGAAGGGAAAAAAGCTCTTCAAAAACTAACTGATGCTGAGGATCAACTTGAAACATTGAAATTACACTTTGGACATCAATAAAATATTTGGGGCTTTTAACTCATCTTCTAAGGACGAAGGAAGTAATTGGAATTATTATCACCAACCTTCACATAGTGCTGTAGATGAAGATCACCCTAGATATTATATTAAAATGTTTACTAAAATGGTTATAAGTTACACTGGCTATAGTGATAAAATTATAGATTTTTTTGGTAGCGCTGATCCCGAATTAGATGTTAAAAATGTAAAAAGAGCAGGTGAATGTATGCTATATGAAAGAGCATATGAGTATATAACTAAAATTGACCTCCATGATGAATATCATGTAAAAATTATATTCCAAGAAGCAAATTCTAAATTAAAAGAAGCATTAAATAAAACACTTTTTTACTTTGAAGGAGAAGAAGAATATGAAAAGTGTGCTCTCCTTAAAAAGTACCTTGATTTTTTAAATTTTTCATCGTAACTTCAGTTATAAATAATAAAAACTATGTATTTTAGACAACACATCCAACGCAAACTCGAAAATCTTGAGGCAAAATTAAAGCATATTGAATTCCATAATGGAAGAGGAAATAAGCAGGAAATAAACGAGGCAAAAATCCAATGTGAAGAGTTGATTGAAGAAATCAAATCTACAATTGAACGTGAACCTATGACCTCAAACGAACAAAACCGAGTATAATGCTTACAGCCGAACAAATTCAATCCAATTGGGAAGAATTCACTGAAAACATCCATAAGTATATTACAGGGGGGAGGAAAGAAAAACTTCTTGGGTTTTACAGAAAGTACGAAGAGCGCATTACAATAATGCCTGCTGCCCATAAAAAAGAATACCATAACTCATTCCCAGGAGGATATGTTGAACATGTTAATAGAGTAGTTAGATGTGCTATTAAACAATGTCAATTGTGGGAAGAAGAAGGAGCAGACGTGACTACTTTTACGGTAGAGGAATTAGTGTTTTCTGCTATTAATCATGATCTTGGGAAGATGGGAAATGAAGAACATGAATCTTATATTCCTCAAACTGATAAGTGGAGGAAAGATAAATTAGGAGAAGATTATATGTTTAATAAACAAGTCCCATTTGCTTCAGTTCCTGATAGAGGTTTATTTATGCTACAATCACATGGTATTCGATATAGTTTTAATGAAATGTTAGCAATTCAAACTCATGACGGGCTATATGATGAAGCTAATAACAAGTATCTTAAAGCATTTATGCCAGAGCAAAAACCACGTACTTCATTACCATTTATCCTTCATCAAGCCGATATGATGGCAGCTAGGATTGAATTTGAGCGGGAATGGTTACCTAAATTTAAAAATCCCGTGCCCCCCCAAAAGGAAAGTTTTATATTGAACACAGAATCTAAAAAATCAACAAAAGACAAAGCTCTTTCTCAACTTGAAAGTAAAGGTCTTAAAGATTTATTTGATAAACTATGATAGAAATCATCACTATTAGCATACTAGGAGTTGGGGTTGTAATCTTAGGATTTACAACCCTCAATCTCTTACGTAAAAATGAAAAGCAAGAAGATATACTTACAGGGTATATTACTTACTTGGATCAATTAAGTCGAATGATAGAAATCTCTGATGAAAAGCTCAAGAAAATTGATGAGCGAGGAATATTTAAGAATGATGATGAAATTGGTTTCATGTACGAACAAATTAAAGAACTCCAGAGAATACTATCCAATTTTAGGATAGATAAATTATGAGCACACTTCCCCCGAGAAAAAGAAAAAAGAAAACTAAAAATCAATATTTTACCCAAGCAACAGAAGATGCTATAGTAAGATATAATGAGTCAACTGACCCAGAAGAGCGTAGTGAGATCTATCGTAAAGATATTCACTATGCTTTTTTTAAACTTACCGAAAATATAATCCATACTTTTAAATTTTATTATACAGAGGTAAATGAAATTGAACATTTACAACATGAAGTAATTACTTTTTTACTAAGTAAAATTCATTTATTTGATCAAACACGGGGATTTAAGGCATTTTCATACTTTGGGACAATTGCTAAGCGGTATTTGATAATTCAAAATACTCAAAACTATAAAAAAAGAATTGAAAAAGCCCCAGTAGAGGAATTGCACCATGATTTAAGACATTCTTATGATATGGATTATAATCCTATGGAAAAAGATGATTTATCCGATTTTTTGGATGAGTATTTAGAGTATTGTACCGAAAATATTTATATTTTATTTCCTAAGGAAAAAGATGCTAAAGTGGCGGATGCTATATTAGAAATTTTTAGAAAAAGAGAAAATATAGACATCTTTAATAAAAAAGCTATTTACCTTTATATTAGAGAAATGGTAGATGTTAAAACACCCCACATTACTCGTATTGCGGATCAATTAGGGAATTTATTTAAAAAGAATTTTATTTTTTACAAACAATACGGGTATACAAACTTTAATTGATTCCTATATTTATCGTCATGGGACAATTAGATAAAAACATATTTGGTAAGAAAAAATTTTCCGATATTTTAGAGGAAATTTACAATAACCAAAAGAAAAAAGAAGAACAAATATCTACCCTTATATCAGAGTTAAAACCTTTAATTCAAGATATTGGGGATGCCACTCTTGTTGTTCCTTTACTTAAGGAATACTTAGAGATATCAGTTAAAAATGATGAACAACTCATTAAAATGGCTACTATTATCCAGAGGGCTGTTCAAAATGAAGTTGAAGATGGTAATTTTGGTATGACCGAAGAGGAAAAACAACAATTACTAAACGAGGTAAAAAAATTCGGAGAAGATAAAAAGAAGAAATAATGCCTCAACAATTTTATGGTATATCTTCTCTTACTAGAACTACTGAACCTACTCAAAGAGGTTTAACGGATATTGCCCCTAGTATAGTATCAGTTAGAGTAAAAGATATTATCTTAGATAATACACACCCCGAATTTGAAAATTATGGAGGGTGGAATGGAGTAGGCACTATTTTTTATGATGCTGTAAATTTTCCTTTTGCTTCGGAAACGGCTAATGATGCCAAACCTTTGTTTTCAAACCAAAAATTTTACCCTCTAATAAATGAGTTAGTTTCTATAGTATTTTTAGCCTCTACAAGCACCCAGGATAACACAAATATTGTAACTCCATATTATTTACCCTCTATTAACATATGGAACAGCCAACACCATAATGCTTTACCTGACCCTACACAAGAACCCAACCCAAACTCTCAACAAGATTATAATCAATCTACAGTAGGAGTTTCACAAGATGTAAGAAGAGTAAATGATAATTCTACTGAGATAGATTTAGGAGAAGGATTTAATGAACAAATTAATACTTATCCTCTTCAAGCTTTTATAGGAGATAATTTATTCGAAGGAAGATGGGGTAATTCTATTAGGTTAGGAAGCACGGTTCAAAATAAACCTAATGAATGGTCTTCTATAGGTGAAAATGGAAATCCTATATTAATTATAAGAAATGGACAACCCGAAGGAATAACACAGGATAGTTGGGTCCCAATTACAGAAAATATTAATGGAGATCAATCTTCAGCATATTTTACTAATGGTCAAAAATTACCTATTGAAATGGCTAGTGAAACTTACACTAGCTACCAACAGGGTCCACTAATTGCAAGTGAATTTACAGGTAACCAAATAATACTTAATTCAGATCGTTTAGTATTTAATGCAAAAAATGATCATATATTATTATCCTCTAATAATTCAATTAGTTTAAATGCACCTACTTCTATTAATGTTGATAGTAAGCAATTTACAGTAGCTGGGGGTGATATTCATTTAGGAGATAAAAACGCAACTGAACCCCTTCTAAAAGGAGAAATTACAATAACCCAACTCAGTAATATGATTGAGGCTTTAGTTCAATTTTTTACTTTATATTCTAATGAACCCCCTAATGCAAAAATAGCATCAACACCCTTGGCATCAGCCAATGTTATCCCTGTTTTAAATTCTGTTAAAACTATACTTCAATCTCAAGCCAAATCCAAAAATAATTTTACAATATAATGGCTAGTGATTTTTGCAACATACCCTCGGATAATGAAACTTCGCAGATATTAAAACTTTTACCTGCTCTCCCCAGTATTCAAAGACTTGTAAATGTTATTTTACAAAAAGTAGATGATATTAAAAATAAATTTACTTTAAAAATTGAAGAATTTATAGCTCAATTTGGACAGGGTTGTCCTACCCCTAAAGAAATTGAGAAAGCTATTAATATAAGAAATAGAGCTGTAACTGAGTTAAAAAAAGTATATGATTCCGTTGATAGAATAGCTAATAATATTTCTGGGATTGCAGGATTTATATCTTTAGTTGTTACTATAATAAAAATAGCCCAAACGACAATCAGTGTGGCTTCTCTATCTCAACTCGTTGCTCCCTTTATTCCCGCTACAGTTCTTGCTAAGATTAATGCAGCTACTGAAATTGCACAGGGAGTAATAGATAAAGTAAGATTTAAAACCGATGGGGATCCCAAATTAGTCCCTATTGTAAATGGGATAATATCTGCTAATATTGCAATTCAATTATTTGCATTATCTCTAAAAAAGTTAATTTGTGCTATAGAAGCCCTAGACCCTCAAATATTAGCTTGTATTGAAGAAGGGACTGATGTTGAGTTAACCCCTATTGACCCGTCTGTGATTTCTTTTGTGGAAACAACTTTAGAAGAAAACCAGGAAAGTATTATTGAAACTACTTATAGAGGCTTTGTATTTGAATTAGAAAAGGTACCATTTAGCCCTACTGTAGATCGAACAAGAGCTAATGCCCTAAATAAAGATGGAATAGTAATGATCCAATCGGAATTATCTTTTACTAAGGACCCCTCAATTCTAATAGAAGAACTTAAATTCATTATAGATAAAGATAATTTAAGAGCAGAGTAATTAAATATTTATAACAAATGAAACAAAACGTATTAAAATCATTGATTAAACAAGCCGTTAAGGAAGCTATACAAGAAGAGTTAAAAGAAATTCTTTTAGAAGCAGTGCGTGCTCCTAAACAACAAGTTATAGAACATATTCAACCCCAAAAGGGTGTTGATGGTCCCTCTATGAGTTCTACAGAGCAAAGAACAGCTTATAAAAATATAATGGGAGATATGCAAACCCAACTCACATCTCAAAATGTTGCCAAACCCTTTAAACCTCAAGGAGGATTACCTGGGGGTGATTTACCATCAGGTGAAGTAGATATGACCCAAATTATGGGATTAATGAATTCTAAATAATGGCAATTAAACAAACTAACATATTTCCCTTAGATAAAGAACCAAGGAAAGCTGTTGGAATTGCTTATCCTTTTTCTGCCTTTGCAGTTTCAGGTTCTGCTACTCCCTTTAAATCTAATTTTACTACTAGGGAACAAATAAAATCTAACTTAGCAGTATTCTTCACTACTAGTAAAGGAGAAAGACCCTTAAATCCTAATTATGGAGGTGGTTTAAAAGATATTTTATTTGAACAATTAACTGATGGGACTTATGATATAGTTCGTAAAAGGATAACAGATGGGCTTTCTACTCACTTCCCTGAGGTGGATATGAAAAAATTAGAAATATTAGAAAATATCGACCAAAACCAATTAAAAATAGTTATATCTTACACAGTGTTTAATAATAATGAGGATACCTTAGAATTAAATCTTAGTGCTTAATGATCAACAGTAATAAAGATATAAAATACATAGATAGGGATTTTGATACCCTAAAAAATGGATTAATAGAGTTTTCTAAAACTTATTTTCCTAATACTTACAATGATTTTTCCCCATCTTCTCCGGGGTCTATGTTTATAGAAATGGCTTCATATGTAGGTGATATACTTTCATTTTACATAGATAACCAAGTCCAGGAAACGTTTTTACAATATGCTAGGCAAGAACCTAACTTATATGATTTAGCATATATGATGGGGTATAAACCCCGAGCAACGGGAGCTGCTACTGTAGATGTTGATTTTTTTCAACAATTACCATCTAAACAAGTGGGAGGAACATATGTCCCTGACTTTAATTATGCACTCACTATAAAAGAAAATGCTGTTTTATCTTCTAATCTAGGAGAGAGCACTACATTTTTAACTCAAGACTCTATTGACTTTTCGGTATCATCCTCTTCGGATCCTACAGAAATTACGGTATACACTACAAGTGGGGGTGATGCTGATAGATTTCTATTAAAAAAGACTCGTAAAGCTTTATCTGCCGCTATTAATACTACTACATTTACATTTGGTGCAGCTGAACAGTT